ATTTCTCGAACGTCTCAAAATCCGTAGCGCATTGCGATGCAACTGCATCAATGCGCGCTCTGATTTTCAAGTCGTCGATTTCTGAGGGCTTGCGACCGTAGTCGCGGAATTGATCGACGATCATATCCATTCCTCGCAAGCCTTTTCGTATTCCTTTCGGGTCATCTCGTCGCCGCCCGCTACTTCGCAATAGTCGGCTCCGAATTCGTGTTCACGTCCGGCAAAGTAGGTTATTCCGTCTCGGCGCAATTCGCCCGCGTAGTGCGTACCTTTAATGTCAAAAAGATTGACTAAGGAATCACAAGCGGCCTTGAAAGAGGAGTGTAATTCTGAGTTATCAGGAATACAGCCGATAGAACCATTCATCGCAATGTATGTTTTCATTGCGCTGCCTCGAATTCTTTCGCGTTCAGGTAGGCCGGGATCCCGCCATAATAGGCACGGTCGGCGAATGTGTGCGCGTTACTCTGAGTGAGCATAATTCCAGCGCTTACGATCGAACGTATTCGCCCGTCGATATAGTGGAGATGCACGGGACCGTCAAAGATACGGCGACCGTCAAGGGATCTCGTGAAACGCTGTGAAACGTGGTCAATGCCGGTTTTTGAGCGCGTAGGCTCGCTGATAGCGAAAGGTCCGATCTTGTCCATAAATAAACCTCCCTATAAAAATGTATCGCATAATGCGATTATACAAGCTCCCAAAAGGGAGCTAATAGAAGCGCACTAAATAATACGGTAGTAAATTGCTTTATGCTCGCTTTCTTCTGGAATATCGCGTAAGCGTTGCGCGCGAAATAAGCGCATTTTGTCAATGCTAGGGTGAAAACCCTTTCGATCGCGGCCGATAGCTATTGCTACGTCGCGCGCATTGAATACTGACAAGCGCCCGTCTATATAGGTAACGCTATCGGAACCTAAAATACTGTTATTATTCTTATTGTAGTAAATGGCTATAAAACGCATACTATTCTCCTTTAGTCGCTATCGTCGAGCGAAGCCGCGGCGAGCATGTGCTCGAAGGCTATTTGACGGCGCGCATAGTCGGAAGGTACCTTTGTTTCTATGGTAAGCTGTGCAAGCCAAGGGCGGGGCATATCGGATTGATTGGAGGATTGACGGCGATCATAGGCGATGGGAAGCGGAGCGCCGATAAGGCCGGTCATTTTTCGACCTTCTTATAAAAACGCACTATAAAAAGGCCGACGCTATATTGTGTCCAGCCGCGCGCTTTATACCATTCAGCGCGCTTTAAACCTTTCAGCGTGGAAGTATCAGCGGTCACGTACTTTGTCATGATAACCATCCTTGTCTAAAGATGCTAAGCCTAGGGCTTAGCGAGTAGCGCCGGCGTGGGCGAAGCTTGTTTGAAGCTGGCCTTGCCGGAAGAAACAATCGCCGTTTGCTACGTTGCTACTAGGCGATAGGAAAAAGGTAAACCCGTTTTTAGATAGTGTCAAGGGGTGGAACATACGAATTACCAGGAAGTTTTTCCGGAAAGTTTGGCCATGATCTTAGTTTCCTGGGATTCATAACCGTCTACGGTGCTTCCGTTCTTTATGACGTGGTCGCATTCGTGGGAAGCGATGATGACTAAGGAAGGATTGAGGCGGAATTCAGCGGCGAAGGTATAATCAACGCGGAAGGGAGCGTAGGAAAGTGGATCGTTCATATATTGGAAGTTTTCAATGTCGGTTGAGATGGTTAATCTTTTCCAGGCGTTCAAGGAAAGGCCGATTTGAGCGACAGTGGCGGGGCGATAGGATTCAAGGGCGATTCGGGAAGCGAAGACGCTTTCGGATTGCTGCGGGACGTAGCCAAAGGCGAGGAACCAAGTGACGATGAGCCATGACATAGGGGACCTCCAGGAAATAGGATGTCGGCGTTCTATGCACCGATGAGGAAAGGATAAGGGATAGGAAGCAAAGTGTCAAGAGATGGAACATAAAAGGATGGAAGGCAGTGAAGCGCGGAGGATTGATAAGAATTGGTAAAATAGTGTTAAGGAGGTTAGACAAATATGTCTAGGATGTCTAAGGTTGAAGGGATGTCAAAAATATCCTTATCGTGAATTTATTTTTGGAGGAGGCTAATTTTGTTTGAGTAAGTTGTTTACTGATATGGATTTGGAGCGATTATCTCCAAAATGTCTTTGAAGGAGCCTACTATGAATTTATTTTTGAGGAAATTGAATAAAGCTATATGCTGTATGGAATTACAGAGGTTTTGGGAAAATGCTGAAATTACCACCGAGTCTTTTTTTTTTGGGCGACTTTTTCTCTTCAGCATTTTTGCCTTTTAGACTATTTCATATCTTATCTCTATATCTTATATATATTTATATATAATATATATAAAATAAATAATAAATAATAAATAGATAAATAATAGATAAATAATAGATAAGGATATTTTGTAGAACTTAGACAAAACCATAACCTTTAGACATTTTAGATAAAGTGTTTTTCGTGCCATGTCATATTTTTACCCTTTTCGTGACAAGATTTTACTATATGACTAAACAAGTCATGCTGCGTGTGTTTACACGCAAACGGCAAAATCACCAGAACCTCAGCGCGTCAGATTTTAGTGGAACAACTATATAGCAAAACTAATACATAATGCTGAAGACTAGGCAACTACGTTGCGCCGTAGGCAAAGATAAAGGGAGAGATTGTGCCGAGTCCACGCCAGCGCGATACCACAAGATCCAGCAGGGGTAGACATAGGCAGGATCAGCCACCAGAGCGACGAGGCGGGGCAAGGCAAGGCAGGCCGTACCCGGTTTGGGAAACGCGATGCGTGGGGTGGGAGAACCCCTTCTATCCCTCCCTACTATTTTCCTTAGTTCCAGAACTCAACACCGAACCTTGACAACTTTTCTCTTTTCCTTTATTCTATCTTCAGTGCCCTTGCTGGTTGGCTTCGCAGTCGCAGCAACCTCTCCAAGGCGCTAGATGAGAACCGCGAAAGCGGCGCCGGGAATCCGAACTAGAATCCTATACCGGCAACTGAAGGACTGCGCAGGATCAGTAGGGGTTCTTGCCTTGCCTTAATAGACCGGCAGCAACCGGCGTGCGCAGTCCTTCTTTCCCTTCCTCTCTGCAAGGCAATGCCAAATCACCTGGGCAGCGAGCGGTTCAAGTCCGCAAGAGGAAAGAGGCTACGACGAAAGCCTCTCAGCAATGCGGCAAAGATCTGCCGTACGTCATTAGCTTCGGGAGGTCGCCAGCCGGCTGGGGGAGCGTTTGTAACCGAACGAACGGTAACCACGGTACCAGCTTCCGAAAGCATCGGTCAGCTAGGCCCTGTCTTCAGCCTGCCGACAACCGGCCGCGTGGTCCCGTGCGATAACGGGGCGCCACTTTCCCAGGAGGACAACTTGAAACACTTGCTGACCATCGCCGGGTTTATGCTCAAGGTGGTTTTCTTTTTACTCGGAACCATCCTCGGCTATTACTTGTTTGCAACACTAATAAGCGGAGTTGCTACGCTCGCCATATGGGATCTTTCAATCCTGAAAGAGTTCTACATATTCTGGAGCAAACCAAGCTCGACATTGTACGCCATAGCTCGGGCTATGCTTTGGTTTATCGGCGTATGCTGCGGCGTGTCGGTTATAAAGACAGACGGTACGAAAGAGGCGCCCAAATGACCCTCGCCGCCTTTCTCTGTTCCGCACCTTCGGTGCGCCGCAGCACTAACCTGCTGCAACCTGTTCCTAAGGAGGCCTCGTGCAAAACTACGACTTCGGCTGGGCTCTCAAAGCCCTCAAATCCGGCAAACTCGTAACCCGTTCTTCTTGGGAAAACAGAGTTTACTTAGGACTTCTTACGCACAACTCCGCAGGTGAATTCTGCCCAAGAATCATTTGTCATGATGCCTCCAAAGAATTCGTCTATGGCAGAGGAAGTAAGCAGTCTTGCAGCTTTTGGCCAGCAACACACGCTTCCCTGCTCGAAACTGACTGGAAGCTCTATAAATCATAGGAGGCCCTTTGCCGTACCCTGCTTCCCTTCTAGATCGCCTCAGCAAAGACACCGAAGTCCTCGATTCAACATTGGCTTCTTCAACCGCCGCTAGCCTCTCTGTCCCTGCCGCCAAGGACCTTGCTCAGCGGCAGCTTCTTGCCGCAACGCCCAGAGCGATCGACAAGCTCAAAACCCTCATGGACTCCGGCAACGAAAAGGTCGAGCTAGGCGCAGCCTCCAAGATCCTTGACATCAGCCCCGCCACTGCCTCCGAACTCTCCGCAGGCGGCCAGTCTGCCATCCCCGCCGAAGCCATGGCAAGCCTCATCTCTTCCCTCTCCACCTTCGCCCAGGCAGCGATTCAATCAGCCGCAGCTTACGCAGGGGTGCACCCGCAGGGTGCGCCGTTAGGGCAGGATATTCCTAAAGACGATCCTTACGCTCATATTCGCTCTGCCCTCGAACCCGAAACCAAAATAAAGCGAAAGAAAAGGTCCGAATCCGATTTCCCCTCTGTCCGCATCGCGCCCCCAAAGGAGAAGAAATGAAAAAGAACGAAACCGTCTTCCCTCTTCCTGACTTTCCGCTGCCTCCTTCGCAGTTTACCGCGAACGGCTTCGCTCAGACCGACGACAAAAAGCCTGCGACGAAGACTCCCAACGGCGAACTGCGTTCGCCCCGGACTAAGCCCGCTCGCAAAGGAAAGCGCTGATGGCTGGGAAAGCATATTCAAACCGAAAGAAGAAAGCCGAACGCCCTGAATCAGATTTCTATCCAACACCATATTCACTTATTTGGGCTTTACACGAACAGACCAACGAGCTTGATTGCTTGACTATTCGCGATCCCTGTTGTGGAGAACACGCTATAAAGTGCGCGCTTTCAACACCGAAGTCTATCTTCAAAGTTTCTGAAGACGACATATCAATAAACGGCTACGACTTCTTAGAAGACAATAAGAAGTATCCATTCATATTTTCCAATCCGCCGTTCTCTTTGTTCGACGAATTTGTTGCGCACGCTAAAGAGGTAGCCAACAAAGTTATATTCATTGGAAGACCGGACGCCTTTGGAGCTTACCAACGAAATGACGCTGGCCTTTGGAAAAACTTAAAAGCAGTTTACGTCTTCGACCGAAAGGTTGATTATCGAACGCCGTATCGAACTGACGGCTTATTTCATGTGGGCGCTATGGTGACTTGCTGGCTTGTTTGGGATAAGTTCTATTCCGGTAAGCCAACCATTGAAGTCTTGAAGGTAAACAAGTACGCAAAGCTTGGCCCTATTCCGGAGGAAAAAGATGCTTCCTAAATCTGAAGTTCTTCGCCGCTGGAAAGAAACCGAACCTCTCTACCTAGACAACGGCCCTCGCAGAGCCTGGATCGCAAATATCATCCGAAGCTATTGCCCTTTAGATGGCCGCATCCTGGAGCTTGGTTGCAACGCTGGCAAGAACCTCGAAGCCATCCACGCTCTAGGTTATTCGCATCTTTACGGTGTCGATATAAACGATGCTGCCTTGGACGCTATGCAAGCGGCGCTTCCAACAGCGATAGGTTTGCATTGTGAATTAAGCACAATTCTTAACTTTGAAAAGTTGCTGCAATTCGATGTCGTCTTTTCGCTAGCTGTTCTTATGCACATTCATCCAGACGATAGAGACTTCTTCAAAGAACTACACAAGATCACGAAAGGTTATCTGATCTGCGCTGAATGGACCAAAGGCGAGAACGACTACATAAAGCCCATCGATCCGAAAGATTTTGAAGGTTTTGATCTGATCCGAAATGAACCTGTTGAAGGCTTGCCGGATTTGGTTGGCTATAGCCTTTATGTCTTTAAGAAGAAGGAAACGTAATCTATGCTAGCTGGCGCACCGTACTTCCTTGGGCCGTACCTCATTTCGCCGCATCCGAAGGCGCCACACTTTGAAGACCCGGTTGCTGCTGCTAAAATCTTTCAGCAAATTCTTACTGAAGCCGCTTCAGCGAACTTTAATCCGAACCAGGAAGCGCATGGTTTGATTCGCGAACTAGGCTTTGTGAGTCTGTATTTTTTGCTGAATAGCATTCTCGCTCCGTTCGGTCCGTACCAGGCGCTTGATGATCCGCTCAGTTTGAATATGTGCAACTTTCGCCAGAGCGAGAAGTGCTTGCGGGCGGGTGCGCAGGCTTTTATGTTTATGCCGCGAGGCTTTAGTAAGAGCAGAGTGAATACGACTGGCGGAGGAACCTTTGATCTGCTGCGTGATCCTGATGAACAGATGATTATCGTCAATGCGATTTCGGATAAGGCTGAAGAATTCGTTTCAACGATCCAGAAGAACTTCGTCAACAACGATCTTATAAAGGAGTTCTATCCGGAGTACATACCTGGAAAGAAAGGCAAGGTGACAACTGGCGAACTAGTTCTTCCGAATCGGACGAGGCACTTAGCTGCGCCGACGTTGAAGTGCTTCGGGCTGACTGGGGCCGCTGAGGGCGGACATTATTCAACGATATTGTTGGACGATCTGGTTGGTTTGGACTCTGTTGATTCTGGATATCAATCTAATGCGATGATGCTTACGGCTAAGAAGTGGTGGGGAACGAACCTGAGTGCCCTTCGGCTGACCTTGGCGAGCCGCGAGCTGGGAGCTGCGACTAGATACGCAATGGATGACTGCTACGAGGATGTTTACAAAAGCTGCGCGTCCGTTGAAGGATGGCAAAAGGGCGATCTTCAGCCGACGAAGGACGGCCTTTGGGATGTTTACTATAGGCTGGTCGAAGAGGACGGCTTCTATCTTCGCCCGGATGTAATGGATAAGAAGCATCTTGACGATCTGGTTCGGACGAATCCGATAGCGGCAATGCTGAATTACTATAACAGTCCAACCAGGGCTGGCTTGGCTGAGTTTGTGGATGCGAACCCTGGAGAGGCGCAACTTTTCTTTGATCAGGATAGACAGGAATTTTTGATTAGGAAGGGCATCGACAACTTCAGCGATGAGGTTGATGAAGGCGACATCAGGCTAAGGGATTGCGACATCGTTCTTACGACAGACTTGGCTGCGACAGAGAAGGGCGCCAACGCGAAGACGTGCCGATCTTCGATTGCGGTTTGGGCGCAAGATTGGGACGGGAATAAGTATCGGCTTTGGTGCAAGGTCGGCTTCTTTGATATCTATAAAAGCATTGATCATATCTTTGATGGCTACGACTTTTTCGGAGGACTGGTTCGGAAGGTGTTCATTGAGGCAAACGCGTTTCAGAAGATCGTGAAACCGGTCATCGAAAGAGAAATGGAGATAAGGAAGAAGTATTTACCGTTGGAGGCGGTGCTGGCGCAGGGTGATAAGAAGGCGAGAATTAGAGTTGCTTTGGGGCCAAACTTAGCTCGCGAGAAGATTTGGTTGGTCCGAGGAGCGGATAAGGAGTTTAGAGAAGAGCTTAGGATCTTCCCGATGAGCGATACCAGGGTGGACGTTCTGGATGAAAGCGAGAAGGCGATTGTGTATCTTCAGCGTCCGATGGATGAGGGCGAGAGAGTTGCGGTTAGAGAGGCTTACGAAGAGCGAGAAGCTGCGTCGGTGAGCTTGGGAGCGATGGGATATTAGGAGGCAATGATGAGATTCAAGATGCAGAAAAAAAAACCGTGGGAAGGAAAACGTCGGCATCTTTATAGGATGCTGTGGCATTTTCTGGCGAAGCGTCTCGGCATAAAAGAAGGAGACAAGATTCCGCGTTGGCTTTCGTGGTGCATGTTTCCAATCCAGAATTTACTTCGGAAGTTTTCAAAGGTTAGAGTTGACTTCGATATACTTGCGTATTGGATAGATGGTGTTTGGATTCCGATACAACTTATTGATGAGCTACGAACGCGAAAAGGAGTTTACAAATACAAGCAAGAAGATGATGGATCAGTTTGGTTAAAAGTTGGAGGGCCAGATTAAGAAAAAAGGGCGGGCGCCTATGGTTGGCGGCTGGAGGGGGCGCCGGAGGCGCCTCCCTCTTTGCCTTGGTTAAGTACCCGCTAACTTGCGTTTGCGATAAAGACAGTGTACTATAGGGGATAAGGACTTGTCAAGGAAAATGGTAGGGAAGGCTGAGACTCAGTTAAGAGAATCAACCTTCCCAAAAATGAATGATGAGTCCACGCCAGCGCTGACCCACAGCAGCCGTTAGGCTGATAGTGTCAGTATACTGGAACATAGATTGGTTGTCAAGGAAAATCGGAGGGAAGTATGAGCGATGCTGTGGAGATTGAGGTTGTAGAGGATGACGCCGAACTGGAGGCGCAGAGAGGGCTTGAGATTCTGGATGAGACGATGGCGTCGGAGCTTATGGCGACTCTGAAGGAAGAGTATGACATGGCTACGACGGAAATGGAGGCCAGGAACCAGAAGATTATTCTTTGGCGAAATAATATGGAAGCGTTGGCGAATAATGCTCCGAAGAATCATCCGTTTAAGAATGCGAGCAATGTGACTGTCCCAGTAACGCAAACTATTGCACAATCTATTGATGCGAAGAATTTTGGAACATTGTCGCCTGACACAAGAGATCCTTTATGGTCTGTTGGAAGTCTCCGGGTGGATGAGGCAGAACAAAATAAGGTTAAGGTTATCGAGAAATTTTTGAATATGCTCGCGAAAAGTCCAACCGATTTGAACATGCCCGAAGTTATAGCTGATCTTTGCGCTGAAACCGACTTGACTGGTGGCAGTTTCATGAAGGTTGGATACGATATTCAGAGCTGGAAAGTAAAATCAAATGACGGCGGTGACGCTGTCGAAGTAATTAGTCATGATGGGCCATTGGTTAGTGTGCTTCCGTTGGAAAATGTGAAGTATCGAAGAGGAGTAAGCAATATTTCAAGGTTGCCGTGGATCGCGCTCGATATGCCGATAACGGAAGTTGAATTGAAAGAGCGAGCCAGTAAGGGCATATACGATGCTGAAGCCGTTGAAAAGGTTTTGGCTAACAAGCGAACAAGTCCAACCGATACGGAAGAGCAGCAACAGAGGGCTGAGACTTTTGATTCGGGCGAGACGATGGCGTTGTTTGATATAAGCGAGGTTTGGGTCTATTGGGATGTCGATGGGGACGGTGTTCCGGTGGATCTTTTCCTTACTGTTCATTTTGAAAGCCAGACGATTTTGAAGCAGCAATACAACAGCCTTGGGAGTCGGTTCTTGGTGAATGCGAAGTACGTACATAGAGCGCGCTCTTTGTCTGGTCGTGGCATTGGTCAGATGACTGAGAGCGCACAGAGTGAGGTGACGAGTATTCATAATCTTCGGAATGACAATATGAAGGTTGCGAATATGAAAATATTGGCTGTTAAGAAAGGAAACGGGTTCGGAGCGAAGAGGGAAGTTTATCCTGGGGCTATTTGGGAATTTGATAATCCGAGGGAAGATGTCCAGGGAATCCCGCTGGGAGATATCTATCCGAGTAGCTTACAGGCTGAAGGCCAGGGGATGCAGTATGCACTTCGGGCCACCGGGTTGAGTGAAACGCAGATGGGATTTGCGGATTCAACGCTGGGAACGAGGGATACGGCATCTGGGCAGGCGATGAGGTTGCAAACTGGTGATAGTATCTCAAGTTCGGTTCAGCGCGGACTCAGAAGTGCGTTGGGGCAGGTTGGGATGTTGGTTTGGATGCAATGCGTTGCGAATAAGGAAAGAGTTATTGCGAGAGAAAAAACCGCAATGAGATTAAGTGAAGAAGATCAGGAGGTACTTGCGGAAGCGCTTAATATGCCGATCGGTGAAGTTCCGATGCGCCTTGGGTTCACGGTAAAGACTACGGAGAGTGATAGGACTTATGAACAGCAGCGAATGAATATGCTGAGTATGACGCAGATTTACGCGCAGTTCTCCAAGGAGACGATTCCGTTGGCGATGCAGCTTTATGGACCGCAGGGGCAGCAGATGAAGCAGGCTGCGCCGGAAATGTGGGGGTATCTGGCGAGGATCATGGTTGGATCTTCCAAGCTTGTTGAACAGATATTCAAGTTCTTTGGGATTTACGATGTTGGGAATTATGTTCCGAGCAGCGATCAGATGGACAAGATGCTGGATATGATGCAGGGAATGGTGGGAGCTTTCCAGGGAGCGCCGCAGATTGGGGCACCGCCTGCTGCGCAGATGCCGTTGGAAGGTGGGCAAGGACAAGGGCAAGGGCAAGGCGAAATGGGAGGTGGATTAGGTGGAGTTTAACGGGGTTCAGTTTACGAAGGAAGAGGTGCTGAGCTATCAACAGTTTGCGCCGAGGACTGAAGGGGCGAAGCTGCTGGCGAAGATGGTTACGGCGGTCGAGAAACCGGCGCAAGCGTTGGCTTTGAGTGTTGGCAGCGATGAGAAAACTATCAGGATTAACCAGGGGGTGTTGCTTGGGTTAGAACAGCTTTGGGGATTGGCGCAAGAATTTGCGAGTATGGATTTGGAGAAGTTTGAGAAGGTTACTGAGGAGGAAGGGGAAGTGCAAAATGACTTGATGGAGGCAAAAGATGTCGGATTCTGAGATTGAATTCGAGGCTCCGGATGACGGAGATATGGAGATTGTGACGTTGGAGGATGGGCAGGAAGCGCCCGATCCGGCTGCGGAGGCCGCTGCTGCGGAAGCGGCAAGCAAGCCCGCTAAGGTTGAACTGAGCGCAGAAGAATATCAAGCTCTTCTTAGCGGCAAAGATTCGACTGCGGCGCTTTCGCAGGGATTGAAGGAACTGGGAAGTGTGCTGGCGCCGCGTCCAGCTAACGTTCAGCAGCCGCAACCGGAAACCTACGATGCGAAACAGTTTGAGGAGGACCTGTTTGTGCCGGGGAAGGGTGCAGCGGCGGTGCAAAAGCTGCTGGATCGGACGGTAGGACAGATTCAGGGACAAACGGCGGTGGCGTTGCAGGCGCAGAGTAAGAGGATACTGGCGCTCGATCCGAGGACGAAGGATAACTACGCGCGGTTTGAACGGGAGATTGAGGCAAAGGTCGCAGAGTTACCGCCGCAGTACCGCGGATTGCCGGATATCTATGAAAGGGTCTACCAGGATACGATTATTCGGAACCATGATGTCTTGGTGAAGGAAGAAGCGGATAAGAGCGTCCAGGGAAAGATCGACGCGGCGGTGGAGGCTGCATTGAAGGCGGCGGGGGTTACACCGAAGGGCGGACCGAAGCCGGCTGTGTATTCGGAAGCGACTGCTGGCGCGATTTCGACGAGGCCGAAGGCGAAATTGGTGCTGACTAGGGCGGATGTTCAGAATATGGAGGAGAGTATGATGGACCCGACTGATAAGGATCAGGTTCGGGCGTATTTGGATGACAAGCAGCGCAGAAATGCGGGGAGGAAGTGATGGCGGCGGCAGGAATTGAGGCGAAAGTGAAAGAAAATGGTGCAGGTAAAGTGGAACAACCGCAGATTGTGGTTGTTGACATTGACAGGAGTGATTCCGAGATACTACAGTTGAACTTGGATAAGAAGGTTCAGCTTGTTTGGGGCGCTGGGCAGTTCCGGAAGCTGAGTGAAGAGGTTTGGAAGCAACTTTCACCGGATAATATGAAGGAATATTTGAAGGCTGAAGCGATTTTTGACATGGAGCAGAAGGCGATTGCTTCGACGAGGGTTAAGGTGCTGACTGATCCGTTCGATCCGATTGAAGGGGACTCGAACTTCAGGCTGAAGATCAGAGCGAGAAGGGGTTGGCATCAGTGCTGGAAGAGTCCGGGGATGGAGTTCGAGGCGGCGATGGCGGGGCCGTACAAGCAGGTGCGGAAGCCGACGAAAGAGCAGATTAAAAAGGGATTTGAGCCTGGGTATGAGAGCGGCGAAGTTCTGAAGATCATCGATGGGAAGAACGATGTGGAGTTGATCGCTGTTGAATGCCCGGAGGAACTGTTCGAGCAGCATAAGGAATATATCTCGCAGAAGAGTGTGAGACGGTTTCAGAAGATTACTGAGGACTATGCCTCCGGGATTGAGGATATCAACCGGGGGATGAAGAGGAAGGATGGGCGGATTGTTCCGCTCGATGGTGACGGGAAACCCTTAGTGTAGGGTGAAACGAGAGGGCCATAAGGGGGAAACAGTATGGCAAATATCAACAGGCCGAGCGGCTTTAGGGCTGTAGCGGTGATCGGGGGCGGAGCGATTCCGATGTACCCCGCAAAGGTTAAGATTGGAACGTCGCTCAGGTCGGGCGATGCGATAATCAAACTGAGCGGCGGAACGGTGGATATTGCGTTGGCAGCCAGCGCGAAGATCTACGGCGTCTGTCAGAGCGAGGTCGTGGGGTCGGCGGCTCTTGAGGACTGCGATTATGTTCCTGCGTTCCCGAACATTTTGTTCGAGGGACAGTGCTCCGGAACGTATACGCCGGTCAACGAGGGCGAGACTTGTGACATCGAAGGTGCGACAGGCGTTATGGAAATTAACGAGGATGCGCAGGCTACCAACGTGGTCCGCTTGTTTAAGCTCGCGGATGAGATCGACAATGCGGCGGGCGCCAACGCTCGTGTGCTGTTTACGTTTGTGTAGGAGGTAGACGATGCCGGCACCGAGCGTTTCTGTCGCGAATACTGGGGCTTTTTCCCAGCTTATTTCGCATGATTATAAGAAGGTATTCTTCGATGAATACAAGAGGTATCCCGAGCTTTACAAGGCTGTGGCGAATATCTCGAAGATGGACAGCGCCTACGAAAGAGAAGGTGAACTGATCGGGTTTGGCGCTTTGCAGAAGATTGGCGAAGGCCAGCCGATTCCGAGTGATAACCTGCTCCAGGGCAATGCGAAGACGATCTATCCGGAAGACTTTGCCCTTCAGTTCCAGGTCAGCGCGAATATGTGGGACGATGACCAGAAGGGGCATGTCAAGAAGGCGTTCCAGGAACTGAGCAAGGCTGCGGCCTATACGAAGGAACTGAAGTTCTGGGATCTGCTCAATTCCGGATTCGTTACGACCGTTCGGGTTGGTAGCGATTCTGCGGCGCTGTTCAGTGCGCATACGTATCCGGGTGGCTATGGGGGCTTCTCGAACTATGCGGCGAGCGCGGGTTCTCTGTCTATGACGACCTTGCAGGCGGCGCGCCTTTCCTTCGGAAAAATGACCAATAGCCGCGCGATTCCGATCCCGATGGAACCGCAGCTTTTGGTGGTTAGCCCGGAGAACGAGGCGACTGCGGAGAAATTGATCAAGTCGAAGTACAATCCGGAGAACGCGAACCAGCAGTACAATCCTTTCAATGGGATGCAGTACCTGGTGGTTCCGTACCTGACTTCGACGACTGCGTGGTTCCTGCTGGGCGGCAAGATGGATCACGACCTCCGGTTCATCGTGCGGAAGGCGTTGGCACTGGAAAGCACCGACGACTTCGATACGAGAACCGCGAAGTTCCGGGCGGTTATGCGCATGGTAACTGATTTCGTCCGCTGGCAGGGAACTTACGGAAACGCTGGCGCGTAGGGGAGGGCTAAAATGAATACGCCTGAAACGCGCTTTGAAGGCGGGCTGGCGCAGGTGATGATCCCGGCCGTCGGAGCGGCACCTGGGAATGTGACTGCGGCGGGAGTGGCACTGACAGATAAGTTGATCGCGGTCCATACGGTTGAATTCGATACCGATGGAGATATTTCAGCGGTAGCCGATTTGACTGCGGAGTTCAGCATAACCGCCGCGAACACGATCAACAACACTGGCGGGACTACGACAGCCGACAAACTGGTCTTGGTTCAGGTAGCCAAACAGGTAGCGTAACGATGGGGGCCGAAAGGCCCCCGTTTCCTTGGGGGATACATGGTCCCGAAAGAAGAAGCAATAAATACAAATGTCTATAATTCCGGCCTCGTTCCGAATATGCCTGGGACGAAAGGCTCTTTTCAGTTTTTAAGAAGTTATGAATGTACAAAATGCCGGTCGGTTTGGAAAGAAAATCAGGTTGTTATGTTCAGAGGAAAACCGTATGGGGTTCCATGTGGATGTAGCAAGGACGTAGATAAGCTTGCAAGCGGAGGCAAATAATGGCGGTAACATATGAAGGAAACATGGTTTTGTTCGGCGCGCAGGCGGATGCAATTACCGGGCAGAAGTTTATCCAGGCTGCGACGCTGGATCATTCTGCTGCGGCAAACGCAACGTTGACTGATACCGCAGGGACCGCTTTCTGTACGCTGCGCGTTGGCGCTGGCTTAGCGCCGGACCGGATGTATTTTGATCCGCCGATCAAGGTTGACGGGGTTATTGCGTCGGTGCTGTCTGCTGGCGTTTTGCGTATTTATCTGGCCTAGGAAGAAGCATGACCGCACAAGAAATGATCGTGCAGGTATACGAGGACACTGGCGAGGACAGCCGGAATTGCCCGTATACTGATGTCGATGATCCAACTACGTTTTCGATTGCCGCTGCCGGATCGATCAAGATTTTGGCTAGGCTCAATCAGGGCTTGGTACGGATCGCGAATTGGCGCTTTAGAGACGGCGTTGTCCTTCGGCTGCGCGGATTATTGACGAAAGCGTATGCTGCTTTAGGTACTCCGTATAGCGGAGATGTTGTTTCAGCGACCGATACGACTGTTACGATTCCTGGGCTGGGGTCGGATTATGATGGCGAATTTGACGGATGGATTATTGAAATAACCGCTGGAACTAGCATAGGCGAAACGAATAGGATCATAAGTTCGGTTGTTAGCGGTGCGAACGTTGTCTGTACGGTAGCTGAAGAATGGACCACGAATCCTGATGCAACGAGTGACTTCGATTTGTATAAGAGCTTTGCTCGATTTGTGAAGTCTGCTGCGGAAGCGGATGCTGCGTACCATATTGATGTTCATCCGATAACAGAGTTGGCGGATGTCATTGCAATCAAGGATGTTACGCAGGGCATTGAGCTTGAGAAGACGTATTTCAACGAGAAGTTCACGTCTTCGGAAGGTGCGGCTGGTACGCCGACACAGTATTGGGTTTATGGAAATCAGATTAGGTTTGATGTTGCTTTGAACGAACGCAGAACGTACGAGATCCTTTATGTGCGGCAACCTGTGGCTTTGGCTGCTGCGGCGGACATACCGGATATTCCAGAACAGTATCATGAAGCGGTTGTTCTTTGGGCGATACACAGCTTCCAGAGGAAGGTCCAGGACTTTGAGAAGGGCTATGCTACGAAGAGAGAGGTTGAGGATCTTATGATGATGCTGCGACCGCAGGGACAGTTTGAGAATGAATTTTCGGCTGGCGGCTTGGTCATTTACGGATAGGAGACAAATATGGCAACCTGGAATGCTGCGTTTAATGCGAGCCCTGCGGGCGGTGATAATCCTTCGCAAGGTGATGATAAGATTCGAGAATTCAAAGTTACCATGTATGACCGCTGGGTTAAGGAACATTATCTTGATTTGAGCGAGGGCGGAGCGCAGCCACGGCAAGGTTTGCATAGAGCCGGCTCGGCAGTTGCTTTTTATCAGGTGTCTGCGCCGACGCAGAGAAACGGTGTTGCGCTAGGTTCAACTGATAGTGGCATTATTTGGATAAATAGCACAACTAAGGACATGTATACTTGGACTGGCTCTGCGTGGGCTTTGACGGCCATGCCGCCAATTGGGTCTGTTTATATGCAATTGCCGGGGTATGATGCTCCTGGGACGCTGTATCCAGGTACAACTTGGACCGATATCAGTTCGGTGTTTGCTGGGGATTTCTTCCGCGTAGCAGGTGGTAATGCTAGCGCGTTTGCGTCTGGTAGGCAAGCACAAGATATACAGCCCCATGGACATTTTGTGCCAGTCTGTGATGCCAACGTTACCGGCGCTATTTACCCACGGCTCGCAAGCGGCGGAACTGTTTATCCTGTCTCTGTATCTACCGCATTAGCTGGAGCGACCGAAACTCGCCCGCAGAATCAGACAATTCTTGTATTCGTGAGGACAGCATAGTATGGCTGATCCTGAATGGGCTGAATTTGAGGAAGCAAACGAAAAGTCTATTGTTCGACCTAGGGATGATTTTATCTTTAGGTTTGGACAATATTTTGAAGCTGGGCTTCGCAGCAAGGTTGGCGATATTGTTTATAATCCTTCGGATGGTTTAATTTATCGGAATATTAAAGAAACAAAGGATGTTGCACCGGATTATACTAATGCAACTTCTAATTTGTATTGGACTTGGATTGCGGGAGCACCGCAAGATACCTGGCACGAGGTCGGCGCTGCCGGGGAGCCGGCATTCCAGAACGGGTGGGTGAATTTTGGTGGTGTGTATTCACCAGTTTCTTTTAGGAAAGACTCTGCTGGTGTGGTGCATATTCAAGGCCTTGTAAAGAGCGGAACATTGGGAACTACAATATTCACGCTACCGGGAGGATACAGACCGTCGATACAACTACTTAATGCAGTGCTAACAAGCGACGCCCTTGGTCGTCTTGACATCCTTACGGACGGATCGGTTTTGGAATCGGTTGGAACTGCAGTTTACTTCAGTGTGTTGTGCTCATTCTATGTAGGCTGGTAGGAGGCTCTTGTGCTTGACGATACATCAAAAGGAGAAGAACGAAATGCGTGAGCTTTGGGTAGGAATTGTGATCGGGGCTGGATCGGCATTGGTTGTTTCTGTTGTTGTTGTTATTTCAGGGTTTCTGCGAGCTTTATTCCAGCTTCCGAAACTTGTTCAAAGTATACGAAGCGGTGTCGAATGTTTGCTTGACGGCCAAATGAAACATACGCAGGTAACTTCGAGAGTTATTGAGGTGCAGCAAGCTTCGTTGGAATTTATTAGAGACAACCGAAACAATGGCAACATAACTTCAGCTTTGGAACAGAATGCGAAGGCGAAGACAGATTGCGAAGATATCCTTGCTGGCACGCAAGAGTTCCTTGTTGAAAAGTTTGCGGGGGAAAAAGCATGAAAATGTTTGAAGGCATTCAGACCTTTTTGGACGAGGGCGGTGACGCCGCTTGTTATGCGCTTGATATATTGAAGATCGCTGAGAAAGTTACAAACAAAGATTTCGATGTCATCGCTACTTTATGCACTTGTATCAGTAAAGGATTTATTTATTACAACTGGGAAAATGTAGACGACGACGATAACTTCTTCATGAAAGATCCAGCAGCCATGCTTTCGTTTCTGACGGGAAAACGTTGGATTGTTACGAAGGAAAGTGCGAATTATATTTTGAAGCCGGGTGAATACGCTGTTGATTACTGGCAGAAGCCGGATTTATCGCCAGGACATTTTAGACTGCCAGATTGGGATAGCCTTAAAGACTCAAAGACAGTCAAGGTTGGAAAGATCACTTCAAGACGAATATTCAGGCTTACGAAATAGGAGGTTCTTATGAGCACTTTGAAGAGGATTTGGAAAACGATTGTAAGTTGGCTGGATGATTGGTTCATTTATGCTGTTACGCTGATATCGGTTATGTTTTCTAGCCAGTTCGATGCGCTCAAAGCTGGCGAACCTATTACGCTGAATATTACGTCAGGCGTATTTATTCTTTCAGCGTTAGCAGCACTTGGAATAACCGCGTATTCAGAGTCTTTGAAGAAAGATACGGACGGCACTGTAGACAAATCGCGCGAAGGCAGAAAACGCAACTTTTGGAGCAGAGTTGGAAAAGGAATAGCGTTCGGCATCATGTGGCCACAGATCCTTGAGTTATTTCTTAAATAGGTATAGAATAAGGAGTAATGAGGTGGAAACAGAGGGATGCGCTGATGGAAGATTTGCAAGATTCTCTCATCGATGCCGGTTGGGCACTCCCTTCTGTAGCTAGGCTTTCAAAGAGGATATCGACTAGGAATGGAGCTTCTGCGGAAATCGTAGAAATACTGAGGGAAGTCAAAGAGGTGGAAGAATGCAGTCCTGGAAGCCGCCAAGCAGTAGACAACTGATTTCTATTCGGCCTATCGTGAAAGGCATCGTTCGGGACGTTTCACCGCAGATGATACCTATCGAAGGATTTTACGATATTAAGAATATGATCATTACTGATCGCGGTTTGGTTCGTAGGTCTGGGCTTATCCAATTTGGCACTGGAAACGACGGTATTCCGTATAGAGTTCAAGACGTCGCTTCAGCTTGGCGCGCTGATGGAAGCAAGCCAATAGCACTAATATCGGATAAAGCGCTGTTTTCATTTGCTCCGTTGGTTGGGGTTACAGAGGTTCCCTGGACGTATTCGGCGGGGACGATAGACGTAAGCGGCGGTTTTGTAACCGGCAGCGGTGTTTCATTCTTAGCGAACGATATAATGGCCGGGGATGTTGTTCGGACTGTTGATGGCGAAGCAATAATAGACGCTGTGTTAGATGCTAATGAACTGACGTTGCTTAGCGGCGGACTTGTAGACGGTGCTGGGCAATCTTACTATATACAACGCGAATTTGGTCCAGGAAATAATGTCTTTGTGGATTCTGTGGTTGTTGGAAAAGCTGCTGGAACTTTGTATGGCGGACTTGTTATTGCTGATGGAAAGCGGCCATTATTGCGCTGGGACCCTGACGCCGGAACGCTAGTGTATTGGACAACTAAGAATCGAAATATGCTTCCACAGGATGTTGCTTGGTCGTATTCGACTGGAACAATAAGCGTGTCTGGAACGGCTATAACTGGCTCCGGAACGCAGTTTGTAACGGGGGATGTACATGAAGGCGACATCGTTGTTTTAGGTGATGGCAGCGAGGGAGTTATAGCAACAGTAACCGATCTCGATTCTTTAGTGCTTGAAGCCGCTACCCTGGAAGATGATACTGGGCTCTCGTATGTTATCTATCGGCCTTCAATTCCGTTCGTTCCGGATTGCGTTGCATTCTTTATGGATCGTATTTGGGTAGCTTCTACCTATGACACGGCTGACGGCTATAAACGACAGCGAATTCGTTGGTCGGATTTGGCGGATACATCCGATTTCAGTACAACGACAAATTACATTGATTTGCCGTATTTGAGTGGTCCTATAATTCGGCTTGTGCCGATGGGTGATCGATTAGTTGTGTATTTTACTGACGGCATCTTTGTCGGTATCCCAACGAATTATCCAACGCTTCCGTTGCGATTTGAAAGAGTAGAAACTGGCGGGATCGGGTTGGTAGGACAGAAAGCGATTGTACCGTGGGTTGGTGGACACTTCTTTGTTGGAAATGACGGCATATACTGGCTCGCATATGGTTCTGCGGCTATCGAACAAGTTGGCATAAGAATATTCAATGACGCGCTTGCAGCTGTGTCAGATCCTTCATACATTATTGCGATTGCTGATTCTAAAAACAAATCGATAGTGTTCGGCTTCCCTGGGGCTAGTGAAACCATAGAGAAACTTTGGTACTTCCATGTTATACATAAATCGTGGAGTTCAACCGCGATTATGACAGAGTGCTTAGCCGTGTTGCGATACATAAAATCTGCAACGTGGGATGCCTTAACAGGGACTTGGGATACTCTTGATGCTACGTATCCAACGTGGAATTCTTTTGGGGCACCAATTGAGTCTGAAGCGTTAGTATTTGCGGACAACGGCTCTTTGTGGATTGAAAACGCCTTAGCGGATTCAGACTATGGAACCGACCCTATTCCGGTTCTGCTTGAAACAGGGGATATCGACTTCGATGCGCCGGATATAAATAAGGTTGTGACTCGTTTTGGCATCCGGATCGCACGGCAGGTTGGTTCGGATAACGCCGTTGATTTCATCGTTCGAGGATCAACGAATAAAGGCCGAACTTGGAAAAATCTAGGGACTCTGCATATTCCGGCTGGGGAAGACGAAGGAAAAACTGATTTCAGCATGACCGATTCAATAATTCGCTTTAGAATAACATCTACGACTATCTCTTCTGGGTACGAGATTATCGAAGAAAGCATAGCCGTCGTTGGCCTTGGCGATGAATTGGCGATACTTGATTAGGGGGCATAGTGACTGTTCATGGTTTTATTAGCGATGAGCTTATTGAGCGTCTTTGGACGAAATTGCCAATAGGAAACGCTGAATGGGCTAAATCGGATGGGGCATCGTTTGAAGCGTTTAGTAATGCGCTGAAGAGTAGTCCTATTGTGATTGAGCTTGATTTCGGCTATATTAGAGTAGAAAGATTCATATACGGCTACGAAGCCGTGGTTCATGGAGCTTTTTGGAGCAAAGACGCATTTAAGAACAAAGATGAAATACTAGCTGCGGCAAATCGAATAAAGGAACTGTGCAAGGCGAAGCGGTTGAAGGTTCTTATACCAGCACGGCACAAAAGCCTTCAGCGGTTTCTCAGTGGCTTAGGACTTGAACATCTTGGATACGGGTTTATGACGAGAGATATTGAAGGAAAACAGGTTTCTGGCGACCTTTGGGTATTACGGATGGAGGGCTAGTATGGGTTCTAAAACGAGCGAAATAAGCGACCCCAGCGATTATCAGTTTCTTGATCCAACTGGGAAATACGGTGCTGCGACGGATTTTATGCAGAACCAGTACAACCAGAATGCGCAGACAATGGGCCAGTACGCTTCACAGGCTACGCAGTACGACCCAAATGCGTATATGAATCAATTCATGGGGCAAGCCGCCGGTCTGTCGAATCTTGTTTCTGGAGAAAACAGTCAGCTTCAGCAAACTTTGAATTCCATTGCTGGTAGACAAGCAGCTTTAGGTAGCGAGGCTGCTTTAGCCTCGATACCGGGGGCAGCAAACAGCGGAGCAGGTATGGCAGCTTATGGGCAAGCCTATGCTGATCCGTTCGCGCAGGCGCAAGCGCAGCTTCAGCAGAATCAACTTCAAGGAACCCTCGGTCTTTGGGGCAACGCGATGAACAACAACGCTCAAGGGCAGCAGTTTCAAGCTCAGAACTATTCCGGTTTGGCGGGCATGTACGGCGACCAAGCGAATAATGCGCTCAGTAACTACGGGCAAATGGCACAAGGTTACGGAACGTGGTATCAGCCGACGTACACACAAGGCCCCGGATTCTGGGATACCCTTGGAAATGTTGGGCAAGCTGCTGGCGGCTTGGCTGGTTTGGCAGCAGCGTTCGCGTAAGGAAAGGAGAAAACAATGGTAGGTGTTGTTGGCGGAAACGCTTTAGCTGGGCCGACCGCGGCGGAACTCGCGCAGCGTGGTGCCTCGAATTTTGGGCAAAGTGCGCAGTCTCTTGCGCAGCTTATGGAGCAGCGCCATCAGCAAGATCAGAAGACTGCAACTGAACAGATAACAAAAATGGCCGAAGGTATACCTGGCGGGTTGCCTGTTTTTCTCAAGACAAAGGAAGGCAAAGAAGCTGTTATGGCCTTCGCTCCGAAGCTCTTTAGAGGCTTGAACGCAAAAAAGAAGGCTGAACAGTGGCTTGCTGCTTACGATGCTGCGCCTATGTCTACCGAGCAACTTCGTCAGGCTGATGAATACTTCAAAGTTACTGGAATGATGACACCGCAAACTGAAACTCAGCTTGGGTCATCTGCTGATTGGCAATCGCTTCTTCCAGCCAGTATGGAGCAAGCTGCGCCTATGCCCACGCCTGCGCAGGCTCCCACTCAGCCAGTAACTCAGGCAGTAAAACCGCCTTCAGCCGCCCCTGAAGCGAATCTTGATGCGGCGTTTGCTAATACAAAATCTAGGTTTGTAACGATGAAGCCGGTGTCTGTCAAAAACGACGGCTCTATGGAAGTTCGTTCGCAGCCTGATCCTACGACGACGCAGCGGTTCGTTGTCACTGACCCGCTCACCGGCAAACCTGGGCAATATCCTGATGGTTCTTTGATGGTATTCGACACTGCTGACCGCGCGGAGCAAGCGTACAAAGGGCTGCTTTTCAAAATGAACGAGCAG